TTGACCAACGCTTTAACAAGCTTGAAGCAAAAATTGACCAGCTTATTCAAGCGGGGAAATGATGCCAAGCACGAGTAAGAAGCAACACAATTTCATGGAAGCGATAGCGCACTCGCCGTCGTTTGCCAAGAAAGTAGGGGTTCCACAGTCTGTGGGACAAGACTTCAGCAAGGCCGACAAAGGCAAAACTTTCAAACGAGGTGGTGAGATGGCTACAAAAGGAATGAACCCCTTTGCTAAATTCGAGAAGTCTGGCAAAGACGTGGAGAAAAAAGGAGTCAAAGAAGGCTCCAAAAAGGACATGATGATGGACAAGGCTCAGATGATGGGCATGAAACGCGGCGGAGCCACCAAGAAAATGGCGACCGGTGGTTTTATCCGTGCGGCTGATGGCGTTGCTTCCCGTGGCAAGACCAAGGCCACGCAAGTGAAAATGAACAAAGGCGGCACGGCCTGCTAAGGAGTCTCCCATGAAAGCACGCGACGTAGCCGCACTTGCGGCCCTTGGTTTAGCTGGGAAACTAGCGTACGACAAGTTTGGCGGAAAGAAAGACGACGAGCCCAAGACCCGCGGCAAGTTGGGCAAATCCCAGAGCGCCAACGACGGCGATGCGGGCGAGAGCGAAGCCCGGATGAGCAAGCGGGATATGAACGAAGGCAGTGGTCGCAGAGATGCTGGCGGCAACACTGAGGACGTAGACCGTCGAGCCGGTGTGCCGGAACGAATGGGACAAGATGCTGCCGGTTCTCTGTTTACCGATAGAGACGTTGCTGAAGCCCCCGTTGCCGTAGCCAGCCCAGTCCCAACGCCTGAAATTCAAGCGCGTCCGCTTGGCAGCACAGGTGGCCCTTCTCGGTACAGCCCCGCAGCGGACTCCAATGCGGCAGGTAGCGCGGACGGTGCAGCTCCGGCTAATTTAGGAACGTTTAGCACATCAAACGCTTCCTATGATGCTACGGCTCCGGTAGCACAGCGGTTGTCCGCTATTGAGTCGGCAAATGGCGCAGGAACTCCCTCTGCGCTTGCAACAAATGCGTACGCCAATGTGTCGCGTACTAACCAGAATTTAAGCAACACAAAAAAAGCGGCACTTGCAGCCCCATTAATTGCAAAATCAAGCGCATTGGCAAATGTTTCTCACGCTGACCAAGCTGCATATATGGCAAGAAACCGTGCTCGGGAAGCAGCTGCAAAAATGGATGAGATTGCAAAATTGGATGAATTAAACAAATCAAATTTTGTAGGTGGTCGGCGTGCCAAAGGCGGTGTAGTCAAGATGGCCTCCGGCGGTTTGGCATCTTCCAAAATGTCTAAGCCCAGCGGCGCAAGCCGCGGTGATGGTATTGCGCAGCGCGGCAGAACTCGGGGTAAATACCTATGATGTCGTCCCGTGGCATGGGGGATATCAACCCATCCAAAATGCCCAGCGCAAAGAAAGTGGCGCGTCGGGATAACACCGCCTTTACGCAGTACGCTGAAGGCGGCAAGGTAAATGCTGCGGGAAACTACACCAAACCGAGTTTGCGTAAACGCATCGTGTCTCAAGTGAAGGCTGCGGCCACACAGGGCACGGGTGCGGGGCAGTGGAGCGCAAGAAAAGCGCAGCTTGTAGCCAAGAAGTACAAGGCTGCTGGCGGGGGATATAAGGATTGAAAGCGCCGCAGCAATCCCTTAAAGATTGGGGCGACCAGAAATGGCGTACCAAGTCGGGAAAGCCATCGTCGAAGACGGGTGAGCGATACCTTCCTGAAGCTGCCATAAAGTCCTTATCCCCCGCCGAATACGCTGCAACCACTAAAGCTAAACGTGCAGGTAAAGCAGCAGGTAAACAGTTCGTAGCCCAACCCAAAAGTATTGCAACCAAAACTGCGAGGTATAGATAATGGCTGAAAAATGGATTCAAAAAGCGATTAAGAAACCCGGTGCCCTGCGTGCATCGCTTGGCGTGAAAGGCGATAAGCCCATCCCCGCTAAGAAACTGGCACAAGCAGCCAAAGCCCCCGGCAAAACAGGCCAACGCGCTCGTTTGGCACAGACCCTTAAAGGACTGAAGTAATGGCAATCTCCGGAACCACGTCGTTCAACCTTGACTTAAGTGAAATCGTCGAGGAAGCATTTGAGCGGGCGGGTTCCGAGCTGCGTACAGGCTATGACCTGCGCACAGCCCGCCGGTCATTGAATTTGCTGTTCGCGGATTGGGCAAACCGTGGCATCAACATGTGGACGTTTGAGCAGGGCTCCATCACCCTAGTTCCCGGAACAGCTACATACGACTTGCCTACAGACACCGTTGACTTGCTGGAGCATGTCATCCGCACGGGCGCAGGAAGCGTTGCCACGCAGGCAGACCTGACCATCACGCGTATCAGCGTCTCAACTTACGCCACCATCCCCAATAAGCTTCAGCAAGCGCGTCCCATCCAAGTGTGGGTAGAGCGCCTCCTGACCCCGCGAATCACCGTCTGGCCCGTTCCTGACGACTCCCAGACCTATACCTTCGTGTACTGGCGAATGCGCCGCATTGACGATGCTGGCAATGGTGTAAACACAATGGATGTGCCTTTCCGCTTTCTGCCTTGCTTGGTGGCAGGTTTGGCCTACTACTTGGCTCTCAAGATTCCAAACGGAACTCAGCGGCTGGATATTCTCAAAGCCCAATACGATGAGGCATGGGAGTTGGCATCCACTGAAGACCGTGAAACAGCAGCACTGCGGTTTGTGCCGCGACAGACGTACATCTAATGGCAAACAGGTTCGCTTCCGGCAAGAGAGCAATCGCTATCTGCGACAGATGCGGACAGCAGTTCAAGCTCGTCGAATTGAAGAAGGAAATCATCAAGACCAAGACGTACAACCTGCTCGTATGCAAAAGTTGTTGGGACCCCGACCAGCCTCAGTTGCAGCTTGGCATGTACCCGGTTGATGACCCCCAAGCCCTTCGCAATCCCCGCAGAGACACTACGTATTACACTGCTGGCCCTATGCCTGACGGCTACAATAGTGGTGGTAGCAGGGACATTCAGTGGGGCTGGAATCCAATTGGTGGAGCAGGCAGTACAGATGTAGGTTTGACCCCCAATTACTTGGTTGGAACCACAAGTGTTGGTACAGTAACGGTAACGGTTTCATAGGAGTCCATGATGGCTAAAGAAGACATGAAAAGTGATATGGCGCAAGACAAGGCCATGATTAAAAAAGCGTTCAAACAGCATGATGCCCAAGAGCACAAAGGCGGCAAAGGCACTACGCTGAAATTGAAAAAAGGAGGCCCGACCTCCGAAGACCGCATGCGTGTCGGTCGCAACCTTTCTCGCGCAGCCAACCAGAAGACGGGGTAATCATGGCGACCATTAACAACAAACCCGCTTCCGCTTACGCCAAGCCCCACACTATGTCGGGCAAACCGGTAACAGCCGAAGAAAATCCGGGCCAAGGCCCAAACCGCAGCAAGCTGGACACGCTGGACATCAGCGTGGGCGCGTACAGCAAGTCTGCTGGTGACGAACAAGTCAAAACCAGCGGCATCACAACCCGCGGTAATGGGTGCGCTACCAAAGGCGTGATGGCACGAGGCCCGATGGCATGAACTATTCTGAGCTCGTATCGGCAATACAAACGTATACAGAAAATAATTTTCCGACGATTACCCTTGCGGATTCGTCTACGGTCTCGTCTACGGCTCAGATTAACCGTTTCATTGAGCAGGCGGAACAGCGCATCTACAACTCGGTGCAATTCCCCTCGTTGCGTAAAAACCAGACAGGCGTTATCACGTCAGGCAACAAGTACTTGTCAGCGCCCAGTGACTTCCTTGCCACGTACTCCTTGGCTATTTACACAGGTAGTGGGCCTTTTACATTCTTGCTGAACAAGGATGTGAACTTTATCCGTGAGGCGTATCCCACGCCGTCGGATACTGGAACACCCAAGTACTACGCTTTGTTTGGCCCCGCTGTGTCTGGCACGACTATTACCACAGAACTGACGTTCATTCTTGGCCCTACGCCTGATGCAGCGTACTCCGCTGAATTGCACTACTACTATTACCCTGAGTCCATCACCACAGCAGCCACGACTTGGTTGGGCGACAACTTCGACACCGTGCTGCTGTACGGCTCACTGGTTGAGGCGTATACTTTTATGAAGGGCGAACCAGACCTAATAGCTCTGTACGACGGAAAATACAAAGAAGCCCTTATGCTGGCCAAACGTCTGGGTGATGGACTTGAGCGCAGCGACGCATACCGTAGTGGTCAGTACCGTCAAGCACCTTTGCCGCAGAATAGCGGGGTTGCATGAGCATAGTCCAGACGCAGACCACCAGCTTCAAGAAGGAGCTGTATCAGGCTGTTCACAACCTGTCCACAGACAGCATCTACATTGCTTTGTACACCGGTAATGCAAGTCTTGGTGCAGACACAACCGTTTACACAACATCCAACGAGGTGGTAGCATCTGGCTACACGGCGGGCGGTCAAGCATTGACTGGGGTTGCTATCAGTTCTTCAGACTACACCGCCTATGTAAACTGGGCCAATGTATCTTGGACGGCTGCACTGACAGCCCGGTGCGCCC